TGGGACTCTTAATCGATGTTCTACCTCGTGCTTTCCGCGTGGTCAAGCGGAGGGCAGGCCCAAGGGGTGAAACCCGAGGGTCGGCGGACCTCCGTGGCGATGGTCGCCACAGTGTTGTGCTCAGGACCGATGTCTTGGAGCTGGCTGGCATTCGCGAGGACGCGCTTCCAGTCAGCATACAGACGGTCTTGAGTGAACACGCCAGCACGACTGCAGTTGGAGCTCAAGCTCTGCTAGAGCGGATGACTACCGCTTTGGCTTTTATCCGGAGCCTGGTCGATGTCCTACAGGACGCCGATCCAGTCTTCCGATACCAAGAGCTCCACTGCTTCGTCGATGGCTTCTTCCCGCTTCTGATGAAGGCTCGGCCTTCTCCAGACGCAGAACCGGATGTGGCAAGTCAGGTCAAGTGGATCAAGTATCTCACTGCCTGGCCACTGGCAAAATTCCTTCGTCAGGATGTGATGCCAGAAGTGCCTACCGGTTTGGAGGAAGCCCTCGACGGCTCCAGCTTTCACTTCCCTCTCAGGGGGGGAGCACGGCGCCATATGCGGAACCTGCTGGCATGCCGGGAGGGCGAACATCGCCCAACCCAGGTATGCTGGGCCATCCTTCAAGGTGCAAAGCGCGGCTGTCTCGAGGTCCCGGAGGACTTCATTGAGCAGACGATGCACAAGCACAGGAAGGCCCTTGGCCAGCAGGTCCCCCTCATGGGTGACGAAGATGCCGAGAAGGTCCGGGTTGTTTTCCGTGACCTCTGGCGCGAGAAGCGCTCTCGTCGAATCCAGGGCCAGACCTACGAGGTCTTTGGCTCGACCGGATGCATGGTTGACCGACTCAAAGTCAGCGGCAACCCCACTACTCACGCAGCCTTCGAAAAGACTCGGAGGGAGGGTGGCCGAGCTACGGCCGTTCGTGAGCGCTTACTAAGTCACCTTGAGGAGAGGTACGGGTTATTTGGAGAGGAATCGCTTCTTTGGCGAATGGTCGAGATTAGGCCTGGAGTGGTGCACGAGGAGAGGATCTCCCGTGCCTTCCTACCCGAAATTGACCAGAGCTTGGCGGTAAAGTGGGCTCGAGAAGATCTAATGCGTACTGGCGGGAAGTGTTCCGCCATGGTCGCTGGGATCCTCGAGCCCCTGAAGTGCCGGCTCATTACCAAAGGAAGCGCACTGCCCTATTTCGCCAGTATGCCGATGCAGAAGGCGATGTGGGATCGGCTGCAGCGGTACGAGTGTTTCAAGCTGACCGGTTGTCCGCTCGATGCAAGCATGCTCGAGGGACTCGTCCAGAAGGAGGCCAAGTTGGGCCTCAACTTCGACAAGTGGGTCAGCGGGGACTACTCCGCCGCTACTGATGGGCTCTCCCAGCAGGTCAACAAGGCCTGTCTGGAGGAAGCCCTGCTTGCAGCCAATGCCGACAAGGGGATGTCCGAGGTCTGTCGTGCCGTCCTGGGTAATCATACGATTGAGTATCCCATGGAATTCGGCCTTCCACCTCTGGACCAGTGCAATGGGCAGCTGATGGGCTGCCCCCTCTCTTTCCCGATTTTGTGCGCCATCAACCTCGCGGGTTACAAGTGCGCGCTCGAGGAGTTCACCGGTCGTCATTTCTCGATTGAGGAGCTACCTGTGCTCATCAACGGAGACGACATTTGCTTCCGGGCCGATGATCGGTTCTACGCCGTGTGGCAGAAGTGGGTCGCCAAGGTTGGCTTCACACTCAGTCCTGGTAAGAACTACATCAGCCGGAGCTTCGTGACCGTGAACTCCGAGGGGTTTATCCCCTCGCGCGCCCCGGGACGCCGACCTTTTGAACCGGTGTCCTTCCTCAATACTGGCCTCTTGTACTGTGGCCGGAGTGTCGATCGGGAGATCGACTGGAGAGAGGATGGACCCAAGGTCGGACTGCGTCCGGAAAACCGCGAGATGCCCTTCGTCCCCAAGCTCAATCGGGTGATTAGCGAGAGTTGTGATCCACACAGGACACTCCTTCGCGTTCACACCCTCTATCGTGCGGAAATTGCCTACCATACCATGAATGGCGAGATAAACATGCATGCCGCACCAGAGCTCGGGGGATTGGGGGTTGTGCTCCCACCTGGATGTACCACCCGGTTCACGCCCTGGCAACAGAAGGTTGCGGGCTACCTCAAGTCGAAATGGTCGAAAGGGCTCTTCGGAACAACCGTCGAGCTGCCGTTCGGTCCCCTTCACGAGGGAGAGAGGAACGAACACATCGTGGACCAGAACCGACCATTAGGCGTCGAGGGGCGGTTGACCTATCAGTGCCGGCGTCGCGCCGCACTTACTCAGGTCCTGCCCGAGGAGCCAAAAAGGGTGGTGGTACGAGAGAAGCTGGAGCCGCTTCGAGAGGGGGAGGGGCGTATCGAACGCCCCATCCAGGCCGCGCGAAATTATCAAGCACCCCTGACCGAGGATCAGGG